CCTGACTTACGTAAAGCAAGTGAAGAAGAACATGCTCGATTTGCTCAAGACTACTATAACGCTATGTTAAAAGAGTTTGATGGTGATGAAGAGAAAGCCTTAGCGGCTTATAATGGTGGACATAAAGCTGTTAAAGATGCTGTTAAGAAAGACCCAGAGAACTGGAAACAATACATTCCTGCTGAATCTAAGAAGTATATAGAGAAGGTCGCAATGTTATAACAGGAGAACTATATGGAATTTGTATTTGTAATGTTGATTAACTCAGACCCTTTACTACCAGACTGGCGATACATAGGTAACTTTGAGTCATGTGATAGAGCAGAACTCTATGTAGCTCTTAATCATCCTGATAAACATGAGTCAAGATGTCTACATAAGGAATACATATATCTACCTGAAGGCTTTGAATTTGTAAATAAGGAGTACTAATGGGTATTGAATGGAGTACGTTTAAACTACCTCCAGTAAATCTATGGAGTGTACCAAAAGAAAAGGGAACAGGCGAGGCATCCTATTCCCTTCTCACACACAACCCTTAGCGAGGTACTAAGGGCACTTGACTACCATCACTGGTAGACTTCGCTTCTGTGAATACTTGATACCATACTCAGTACCTTTACTTTTAGTATCCCAGATAGCGAGGACTTTATCTGCATTGTCAATCATCTGTTTAGTCCTAACAAAGAAATACTTACTATCAAACTCTGCTGTCGGGTCTATCAAATGATACGGCAAAAACTCCACAATGTCAATACCTCTAGCAACTGCAAACTTCTTAGCTAATGGGTCAACACCTTTTGCACTGCCAATCAGAAAGGTAATTGGTGTACCTTTATAATCTTCTATAAACTTGTCGATGATAGGGAAGATTTGCTCTGCCCTATCTAATGACCGACTACCTATAATACATACTTTCATTGTACATACCAAGCAAATTGTATACGAATTATAAGTAAATCAATTAAGAGGTATCCTACTGTTTCATCTCCTACATCTTGATGAAAGTGTTCAACTCCTAATTGTACTCCACATATAGGTGAAAAAGTTGTTACCATACTACCTCCTATATCTCACAAGAACCACCAGTACAAGCTAAAGTCTGTGCTGATGTTGTATTATCGTCTACTTCAATAAACTCTTTCCAATCAATAGCCTTAGGAGTAGTTTTAAGAAGCTCTTCATACTGCTCTTTAGTACAGTCTTCATACGGAGCTTGCTGATATGTATGGTCTGAATGAGGTAAGAAGCTTACACCACTAATCTCATCAAAGTGTTTCCATACCCAAGCACCTACTTCTACCCACTCTTCATCCTTAACAGAGATAGTTACAGATGGTTTGTGTTCACAGAAGTGACGTTGATATACTAACCAGTTCTCTAATTGTGTTAGAGCTGACCAATCATTTCGTAAGATAGCACCCTTAGGAGCTTTCATAGGGAAAGTAAAGACTGCTGTGTTGTCAGGTCGGAAAGCTTCATCCTCTACTGATACACCCTTCTCTTTTAAGAAATCATAGATAGGGTCTTTCTTATCCATACGGATACGTCTTAAGTAATAATCGTTGTGACGAGCATGAATGCCCGATGCACTATCAACCAACTGAGACACTGTCCCTGAGGGCTTAACACAAGTAATAGAAGCACTAACAGGAATATCCATTTTAGTGGCATACTTTTGATTTGTTTTTCTAGCAACATCTCTTAACCTTTCTAACATTTTAGGGTCAGGATTTGATGTTATCTTAGCATCCATGATACCTGTTAATGACACTCCAAGTAGTCTTTCTTCTGATGTATTCTTAACCCACTCAGATGAAAGGAATTGGAAGTTTGTTAAAGTACTTTGTATTGTACCTAGTATAGTAGCTAACTCAATCTTTCTTGTTAGTGTAGCTTCTGTATCACCATTACGTACTACTACTTCAGTAAGGTTACAGAACTGTTTATCACGAAGAATAATCTCGCTGCAAGGATTTGTACCATAGGATAGTGAAGGGTCTCTTCTACCCCACTTGTTAGCTTGTTTCTGTGCTGCGACTCTGTTGAAGATACCACGTTCACCTGACTTAGACTTAACTAAGGATAGCCATTCTTCCATGAAGGTTTCACTATCAGGTTTCTCTGTATAGGCTACTGAGTTGTTAGCTAGTCCTCGATGAGGGAAGTCGTTGTACCATGCACCTATCTTAGCATCTCTCATTCTCTTATCTGTAAGGTTAGATAAAGATATAAGAGCTGAACGTCTAACACCACCTACTACTACAATTTCACCTACCATACACATAATATCATGTACTTCAAGGCTGTTTAGCTTACGCCCTTTAGCGTGTTTAAACGACTCCACACAGAAGTCAAACAAACGTTGTAAAGGTTCAGGACCACTTGCTCTACCACCAAATGTTTTAAGTCTAGCACCACTTGGACGTACCTTTGTAAAGTCAAATGTAGGTATGTCACCTTCCCATAAGGAAGATAATAGTTTCTTAAATGCTTTTGCCCAACCTAGTTTACTGTCTTCTACTACAATAACATCATCACAATAATCTAAAGTCTCAGGTATCTCAGGAAGTTTATTGATGTCTTGTCTCTCACAAGAGAACCCAACACCAGTACCATTCATTAAGATATAGAGTGCTTCAGAAAAAGCTCGTTTGTTATTAACAGCCAAGTAACTACAATTGTAAGCACTAATGTTATCCCTTTCACATGCTTCTCCTGCTGTCATCATTAATCTCATAGAAGGCATGACATCTTGCTTAGCCACAGCTTCTCTAATTTCTTTGAGTTCTTTCTTTAGTTCTGGTGCTTTTGTTTCTAAGTATCCTACCAATCTATCTACTGTCTCACCCCAAGTTTCTCTGCGTTGCAGTTCTGGAATGTATCTAGCATATCGACTCATAGCAATTACATCTTGATATACTGTTGGTAAAGTATTACTCATCTAAATCTATCTCCTCATTAAGGTTATCAACTTCTTCTAATAGTCTGTCGAAGTTATCTTCAATCCTATCTTGAAAGTTATCTATTAAATCAATAGAGTCAATATCAAGTAGTTCCATTAAGTCAATCTCTTCTATCTTCTCAAGTTCTTGACATAATTCTTTAAAGGTTAAGTTACGTATTCCCATCCTTATCCTTTTCTTTTAAAGAGTCTTCATGGTCTTCTTTAACCATTTCATCTCTCCAAGCTATCTTAGCTTTGTGTTGCTCAACAAACTGGTCAGCATTAGGTTTACTGTTAAAAATTCTATCCCAGTTATCAAGAAGGTTTTGGTCTGATACTAGACCTCTAGGTCGTTGTCTACTTCCTTTTCCCATTCTTACCTCCAGTACAATAAGTTCTATTTGCTATAGTTCTGCAAGAAGTCCCATCACTTCCATAGGTTGTATTACCATATGTTCTATAGGTATTTCCATCATCACTGTAGGTAGTATTACCTATGTCTGTGTATACACGTTTGACTCTACCTTTGTCATCATAAATAATTTTAGAATCAGCCAGAGCAACCTGTGTAAACAGGCTAAGAATAAATAACAAAAGTAACATACTACATCTCCTTATCATAAATGAGAGCCATTGCTAAGTAATTAATAGCTCCTAAAATTTCTCTTTCATACCACAGGTAGTTAGTCTCTTCTCTGTTTGCAACAGCTTCCATAATTTTCTTCTGTGCTTGTCCAGTTAAGAAACCAGGACCATGTACCTTAGCAAGTCCTACCCAAGGTTGTTCTGTAAAGTCCTTACCATCTCCGTGTCTTTCATTACCTTTACCTTTAGTCGCTTGGTCTAACGCAAGCTCAAAGATTCTTTCTAATGGGTGATATTCCATATCTATATTATACCTTGTTTAAACGTTATTGTCAAATACTTTTTAAGAAGTTCTCTTTCTTTAATTCTTTAACTGCTCTGCTCGATTGACTCCACTTACCACAGTCAATACACTGATAACGTTGATAGCTATTAGCACCTACTTGAGAGAAGCCTCTCTTCTGTATATGTTCACCTCCACAGGCAGGGCATATATGTCCTTCGTGTCCCTTGTGTGTATTATGGTTGAATGGTGTAACTATCCATCCTAGTAACTTAGTATATACTTCTTCAGTTAGCTTAACATCATTGCAGTTATACTTCTTCATTAACTTCCAAGCCTTAGGGTTCTTACTCATGCACTCTATCCACAGAGGCATTCCTTGATGGCTTGTCTTCATACCTACGCCTAACTCTTGTGCTACATAGTCTAGCTTATTACTAGCAAACTTAAACTTACTGCGTGCTGTTTGTAATAAATCTATGTCCTTGTAAGGACTAGGAGGAGGAAGCTTATGTAGTAGAAATTCTCTGTTAAGAGTAGGCATATCAAATCGCTTACCATTGTAGGTAATGATAGCATCTGCTTCATCTACTAACTTATGTATCTTTGTAATCATCTGCTTAGGAGTAGACTCCATGATGCTTGCAAAGTGTACTTGCTTTTCTCCTACCCATTTGGCTGCCCAACAAAGTACTGTTGAACTCTCAATCAACTGGTTGATACTAATGTTCTGCTGCCATAGTCCCCAGTGAAAGCCTGTATGAGGCGAGGTCTCGATATCTAGTACAAGTATCTTACTCATTGTAAAGTTTCTCCTGTATCATCGTCAGCAAAGAAATCAAACATGTCCGTAGGAGTGTCTTCATCTCCAGGAACAGATATCAATCCTGCTTCTATCATAGTTCTAATTGCGAACTCCATTAGTACACCTGCCTCATCATTATCAACTTCAAAGCTAAATGTACACTTACCTTCTTCATCCCGAACAAAGTCTTTTATATTCACTTATCCAATCCTTCCGAGAGTCGAGCCACTCAAAACCTTCTTTAGTAGCCCACATCCCGTATGTTGTTTTACTCCCTTTACGAATCTTAACATCAGGATTCATGAAGAGAAATATAATACGAACATCAGGACAAGACTGTTTAAACCACACCATTTTCTTACGTGTTTCTAGGTCTAGTTTACCCTTAGCTTCAAGGTAAGTCTTGCCTCTGCCTGTCTTAAAGTCAGGATTATATGTTCGCTCTATCTCAGGCTGAGTATA